CGGATTGTATCACCCACGACATCGCCCTCCTCTGGTCCTCCGACATCTGCAATCCGTACACGTCTGCGTACGCTCGCAATACGGCTCTCATTGAAGAAGTGCTGTGCTGCGAATTGAAGTCTTCAAAGTCGAAGCAGAAAGCTTCGTGTCCGTCAAGGATGCCGTCTAGCAGTCTGTTGACATATCTTGGCTCTGCTCTTCGACCGACTGGAAAGTAAGCAGGCAACTTTTCTTCACATTCGTACATGCAGAAGTTGGTAAGCACGAAGTTGGTGAGGTCACACCCGTAAATTGCTCTTTCTTTGCCCCATTCGTATTTGGTCGAAGACCATGCGTGAATAGATGGTTTCCTCGATATCCAGCTTTCAAAGTCTGTTATATTGGTTGTGTTCAATGCTACAAACTTGTTCTTGAGCCTGAAGTCGCCCGGCATGTCTACTAGATCTTCTTTGTATTGTGATTTGATCGATCCCGTTGGGGTGTACTGCCATCTCTGTTTCCAGTATTTGTTCCACGACATTGTCTTGACTCGCCCATGGTCACTCTTCCCTTCTGCCAGTATCTTGACCGCTTCCGAGTAGCACTCTTCCTCGCTTATGACAGCCACGTCCGGCCTGGTTCTATTTTCCCTTTCTTGTGCCCAGTTTACCCCTCCGACGCCCCGGTTCACCAAAACTTCTGCTTCGAAAAGTGGTAACAGACTGTGCTCGTAATTGTTCTGCATTAACTTCACCCTCCTCACATCAGCCTTTAGTGTTTTGGCCAGTTGTGAAATGTTTTGTGACTCCCAGCACTCCAACTTGTCCACTAGGCGCATCAGGTGGTCCGGCAGAGTGTTCAGCCATATCATGAATCCTGCAAGTGCTGCTTGGTGCATTTCGGACATGCCACGCAGTTTTCTGACTATCCATACCTCAGATAATCTGACCGAATCCATCGCACCCGCGGCTTCTTCCACGTTGTAATGTACATGGTGGCTCGCTGTCACTTTGGACACTGGAATGTTCCACGACTTTGCGTCGCCGTAGGCTTTGTCACTCGGTATCCTGACGTTCCAGTTTCTGTTGTTGCCCTTGAGTGCCGCCGACGCGTTCAAAGATCTTTCTGAACATGGCATCTCGTAGTCGTAGTCATGTATTTCTGCAACTGCAAACGTGAAGATCAGGGCCGTGGGTCTTAATACGCCACCTATAAGGTTGTCGAAGGCGCAGTAGTACGCAGACTCGTTGTGTCCTAAGAAGATGGAGAATCCGTTCACAGGTGTGCCACATAAGTCTACTGTACATACTCCGTTTGGCGTTGCGTGTCCTACTCCCACCAAAAAGTAGTCTGCCAGATGCATTGGTGTCATCATTATATGCTGGCTGTTGTTCCCTCTCACAGCCAAGTATCTTGGTAACCATTCACGCCTAACATCAAACGCGATCCCGGCACCGTATTTCCTAATTTTCATATCTTTTTCTGTTAAGTTTTCTGTTTTGAGTGTGATTACGTTGAAATTGTCCGATTTTTTTGTTGTTTGCC